TTATTATAATCACCTAATTCTTTTTTAAACGCTTCAAAAAGTTCTGGATTATTTGTTTTTATTGTCTTAGCTAATGCTTTTCTAAATCCTTTATCACCAGGTTTAAAACCTAAATCAGCAACTTTTTCTAATACAGCATCTGCTTCTTTTAAAAAGTCTTCTCTTAACTTTGTGTTTTTTTCAGTTATTCTTTTGCCATTTACTTTTAAGTTAGTTTGTATAATAGATGGTGTGCCACCTTTTTTAGTTGGTTCAATTCTAGTTTTTACAACGTTGTCAGCAATTTGAAAATCATTTTGATCAATACTTCTTTCTTGTTTTAATTTTTCACCTTCTTTAAATAAAGCTTCTTTTGATGTTAATCTTGCCCAAGCTGCATCTGCAAATATCCTTTCGCCAAATCCTTCAATACCAACCACTGTACCATCAGCTCTTTTAGCTTCAGGATTAAATTTCATTGTTCTTTCTAAAACATCTTCAAGTGTTTTATCACTTTCAGCTCTAGTTTTTCCTGATCTTATGTAGTTACTTATTGCACCACCATCAACAAAAGCCTCACCTAATTTTTGACCACCTCGAGGGCTAGTTGCCCATGCGTCAAATTCTTCTTTAGTTTTTATATTCTTAGGCACTAAATCTTTTATAGCTTGCAATACACTTTTTCTTTTTGGCGTTGTTAACTCTGGAGTTATTTCTTTTGAAAAATTTTTTGAAGCTGCTCTGTTTATATCTTCTTTTGAAATTTCTTTTCCTGATCTTCTATTATATATTTTATTACCGTCTATAACAATATTGCTAAACGCTTTAAATTTATTTTTTATAGCAGATGCAGAACCACCTTCTGCTACTTTACCAATGCTAAATAAAAATTCAAGCATTTGTTCACCTGTTGTAAAGTTCTTTTTATTAGAATAATCTAATCCTATTCTATTAGCAATATTTAATGTTGTTCTTTTAATATCGCTTATAACACCATTTTTAAGCAATAAATGTTGATATTTAGGTTGTGATAAAAATTCAACTACATTCATTACATATTCTTCTGGTTGTTGATTTTTCTTTTCTTTATATGCTTCTTTTATTGCTTCTTCAAATGTTAAACCTTCTTTACCTCCAACATTAAAAGTTTCACCTTTTAATTTTGTATTTACAGTTTCTTGTATTTTATCTCTAAATATTGTAGCAGCTTTTTTATTTTTACCAAAGGCAGCTTTCATCATAGCATGCCCAATTTCTTGAGCAAAAACACCTGGCCTAAATTTATTAATATCAACTCTTACAGTATTAGTTACAGGATCATATTCTGCTTTATTACCTTCACCTAATAAAGCACCTTCACCTTCTTTTATTTCAAATTTAAATGTTTCACCAAAAACACCAGACTTTTTAACATTGCCGCCATATTTATTAAGCAATCTTTTAGCATTAGATTTATTTAATTCGTATCTATTAATAGTATTTTTTGCTTCTTTAATTTCTGCTTTAGTTGCTTTTCTTTTTATTATATTTCCAGTTAATATATCTGGGCCTGATATTTCTCCTCTTTCAACAATATTTATAGCTTCATTTCTTAGCTTTTGCTGAGAGCCTAAATCTAATTCATTAAACTTTGCATCTACTAAAGCAATATCTCTATTTAAATGTGCTAAAAGTACTTCTTTCTTTTCTAATTCTTTGCCCTTGTATTTGCCTTCATTGATATTATCTGAAATTTCTTTTGCATAATTTCTTCTGGCTGCCATGTTAGAAAGTTCAGCTCTAGGGTTTATTTTAATACCTCCTAAAGCACCACCCATTCCAAGGTTTAAAGTAATTCTTCTTCCAGCATCACTTTGCTCTCCGTATAATTCATCTAACCCAGTTTGAAACGCTGTATCACCCATCATTTGATCTACAAACGCATGAGTTAAAGCCGCAACTTCACTACCAGATGCCATACCTGCACCTCCTCCAACTATTTTGGTATAAGCTGTGTTATATTTAGCAAGTGATCCTGTTAATTTTGGTAATAATTTTCCGGCTACTTGTGAGCCAGCACCAAAATAAAAACCTTCACCAAACATATCTGGATCTGCCATAACAGCAGAAAACTTAACACCTTCCATAAGATTATTTGCAAAAAATGCTTTTACCGGCTCTGTTTTTGTTAATTTTTGTATTCTAGCAGTAATACCAGCAGCTCCAGCCACTTTATTTGCAATTCCAAATTTTATTAAATCTCCTGTAAATCCCGGTAAAGCTTCTCCAAATAATTCAAATGCAAATCCTCTTTTAAAATTTTCTTGTTGGTCTTTTGATAAAGGTATACTTTTATCATTTAAAAACTCTTTATAATTATCGTATTTTTCTCTTTTAGTTGCTGGTAATGATTGAATAAACCTTTCAGATTCTTCTCTATTAAAAAAGCCTGAAATGCTTGCGCCAATATTTTTTGTAGCAGAACCTACAAAAGCAAGAGGCGTACCAAACATTGTTATTTTTTTTGAAGCAGGATCATTATTTAATATAAATATTTCTTCTAATGCGTTTTTTCTTAATTGTAAATCTATTTTATCATCGTATAGATCCTGAACTTTTTCTTGTATATTAATAGGTTTACCATTTTCATCAAAGCCATTTATTCCTTCCATAAAGGTTGAATCAAATATTTTATTTAAACCTCCAACTGAAGTTGTATTATCGCTTGATCTGCTGTTTTTAAGTTTTACTAAATCAGAATATTTTACATTTTTTACAACTTTACCAGCTTTTTTACCTACAAGAATATCTAATCTATCTAAAAATGTAGTATTTTCTACATCTTGAACTTCATACCCTAATTCTTGTAATAAAGCTATTTGAAATCCGTCTTTTCCATCAATAGTAATATCTACTGTTTGATTTCCTGCTAAATCAAAATCTTGTTGATCAAGCTCTCGTAATACTAATTCGTTTTCTAACGATTCAATATGTTTATTTTCATAAGAATTTAATATCGACGCATATCTATTAGTTACGTCTTCAAGACCCGGTTGTGGCTCATCACGTTCACCTTCTAATTGATTAGTTAAAGGGTTAAAAAAAGTTTTTTCTCCGGGCTTTCTTTTTTGAATACTATTCCATGCCTCAGTATACTGCGGTATAATTTCATTAGACTCCACTATAGCTTTATTAATAGCATCATCATCTCCGCCTGCTTCTATTATTCTTCTTAATTCTAATAATCTTTTACCTAATTCATTAACTTTTTTCTTATTAGGGCTATCAGTATAATCAAATTGATTTCTAGCTAAATTAACTAATGGTCCGTATGCGTTTGTTTTTTTAAGAAAGTTAATTCTTTTTATTTCGTTTTGAGAGTTTTCAAATTTTTCTTTTTCTAATACTTTTTCTAAACCTTTATTAAAAATACCATCCATGGTAGTCAGATCGTCCATATCTCTACCCGCATTTTTATTATAATATTGTGGTAATTTTTCTCCAAAAGCAATTCTATTAGATCTTCTTTTAATTTCGTTTTTAAGTTCTTTTTCTAAAACAGGGTCTTGACTAAGTTCTTTCCAAGTTTTACCTTCTGTATTATAATTTTTTAAAAAATCATCAGTAACTTGTTGAAATCTTTCTATTCGCTTTTGATTTACATCTAATTCTTTTGGTTCAACCACCACACCTTCAAGTTCAACTTCTTCAATTGGTCTATCGCCACCTAATGCTTTAATTTTTTTCTTAAGGCTTTTTCTTTTTTTAAAATTTTCATCAGAGTTCATTGTTTTAGGATCTGCCATAGTAGCAGCTAACTCTGTTTCTAATTGTATAAGTTTTTCTCTATTTGGATCTTTTGGTAATTCCGATGAAGTATTTTCCAAATTTAAATCCGTACTGCTTATGTTTTCCGACCCTACACTCGCAGTCTCCTGTACAGGGTCGTTTTGCTTTTTTGCATTATATTCTTCAATAAAAAACTTAATGTTTTCTTCAGGTTCACCTGCCGCAAACATTTTTTGTACTATTACTTCTAATTCTTCCATATTTATTATTTTGGACCGTATTTATCGTATAATGTATTGTATAAGCTAAGCGTAGTGTTACTAAAATCATTTGGCTGCGTACCTGCTGAAGTAGCCCCTAGCGACGGTTGAAATGCAAATCTTCTTTTTTCTTTAAAATAATCTTGTTCAGCTAAAACCTGTAAATCATCCCTAAATTTACCCCCATATTGACTAGCATCAATTAATTCTCTAGTTAAAAAGTTTCTACCTTCAACAGAGTTCATGTTTATTACAGGTAAATCTTCTTCTCCAGTTTGACCGCTTGTAACCGTAAATATAAGATTATTATCACCCGGTTTATATGTTGGACCTACCGCTCTTCTTACATCTAGTATTCTTGCATCTTTAAATGTTCTACCTTTCCAATAACTTTGTATTTCACTAAAGTTCATTTTTCCATAATCTATATTAACAGTATCTCTAATGTTTGCATAAGCTAAATTTACAGAATTAGAAATGCCATTACCGCCATCACCATCACCGGTAGCCAAAGGAGCTATATAAGCTTTATCTATTAATCCTCTATCAGCTAATGCTTGCATATAGGAACTTTTTACTACATCTGTTTTTCCTTGTAATATTTGTTGTTTTAATTCGGTAGCTTCAACAATTGAAATATCATATCTTTGAGCATATGTGCCAGCACTAACATCCATAGGCTCATTTGCTATTCTAGCAAGCTCTAGTTTATTAATTTTTTTATTTGTAACGTATTGACCAATAATATCTATTTTTTGATTTTCGTTTATATTAGCATGGTTATTATATTCGTCATTTAAAAAACTTAATGTTGCTTTACTATAATTAGCGTTAGATCCTGCAATACCTAATCTTGCATCAAGAATTCTTGAAGCTGCGTTTCTAGCAAAAAACATTTTGTTTTTATCACCAGCTTGAAATTTTGAATATTCTACACTATTTGAAAGCTCAGCATTTAAAGCATTAAAAACACCATCCTCCATTTCAGTATGCTTAGCATCAATAATATCTCTTTGTTCTTTACCTGATGCACTAAATATAGCTTGAATTTCTCCTGTAGTAAATTTTTGTTTTTTACCATCTATTATAACTTCAAGGCTTCCATCAAATTTACCATCAGAATAGTTAAAGTTAGGATTTGCACTTGCATTTTTTATTGCATCGTAAATAGCTTTTTTCTTTTTAAATTGTGGATGCCCTCTATCTTCATTTTCCATTATATCAACTTCAGGGTCATAAGCATAATTAAATGCTGTATTAATGCCCGTGATAGCATCTGTAAAACTATTTTGTGCTTCTATTAAATCAAGCTTGCCTAATCTTCTTTCGGTTGGTTTTGCAAATAAACCGCCTAATCCTTTTTTAGTAGGCATATCAACCGATAGTGCTTCATCATAAAAGGATCTTAAAGCTGTTTGTACTTGATCTTTAGTTATTTGACTATTATTAACAGCTGCGTCTAATTCTTTTTTTAATTCTTCGCCTTGCTCATATATACCATCTTCATATGCTTTCCTATCTTCAATAAGGTCTTGTCCTTTTTGAAATTCTTCTTCAAAACCCTTTTTAAAAGTAGTTAAAAAAGCCTGTGTTCCTGCCATATAATTTGGCGCGTTAAAGAATTTTGGATTTTCGTATGCTCCCATAATTTATTAATTTATACCGTAACCGCCAAAAGCGCCACCATATTGTGAACCAAATGCTCCTCTTCCTTGATTTAAACTTAAATTAAAACCAGGAACTTGAACGGCTTTTTGTGCTGCTATTGAATTACTTATTGTTTGTCCTAAATTTTGTAAAGCAAAATCAGGTGTATTAGTTCCATATATAGGTGATTGAACTGGTGCTCCACCAAATAAATTTCCACCACCTCCTCCAGTTACGTTAGGTGTTCCACCTTTATTTAAATAATTTTGATAAGCTGCCATACCGCCTGCAGCACCCAATAAGCTACCTACCGAACCTAATGCTTGCCCTGTCATTGCGCTAGCTTGGCCTCTTAGCTGATTTGCTTGTCCCATTAAGTTTTGTTGTTGCGCAGCTAATCTATTTAATTCTGCAGTTTCTCTTCTTTCTCTAGCGCCAAATTCGAATGCTTTACCTTGTGCTTCTGCTTGTTGTACTCTTGCAGCTTCTCTCATTTGTAATTGTTGCATTTGTTGTTCACCCTGTGCTCTTAATCTTGCGTTTTGTGCTTCTTGCTGTTGTATATTTGCAGCAATATTTGCTTTACTTCTTGAAGCGGCCTGCGCTAATGCTGTAGCGCCACCTGCTCCCGCGCCTGTTGCTCTTAGCGTATCTAATGTTGTTGCTAATGATAAATCTTGTTCTCTTGCCCTCATTTCAGATGCTGCAGTTGCAACTTGTAAATTTTCAAACGGATTACTAACCATGCTACTTAAATCTTTAACATTAGCATATGGATTTATTATATCCTGTCTATTAAAGTTTTCAATTCTATCATTTAAATCTTTAGCTTGTTTAGCCATAGCCCTTGCTTGTCTTCTAGCTTTACCAGCACCTATAAGCCCACCTATTAAGCTAACACCTGCGCCTATTAAAGAACCTCCGCCGCCTGCGAGAAATTTACCAAATCCTGTATCTGCAAATCCCATAATTTTTTATTTTGATGATATTACAACCTCACTTAAGATTGTAAATAATTCTTGTTTACTATTTTCTTTTGTTTCTAGCGTAGTATGTAAATACATTCCTTTTACACCTGATACTCCTGCTCCAAATAATATTTCGTCTTCTTGAGCATCTATTGAAGCATTTTGTAATACTGAAAAATACTTACCTTCTTTTTTTACAAACATTGATGGTAATATATTTATAAATTCATTATTACTATCATATCCAAAATTATATTCATATTTAGCTATATTTTCTGCTAAATCAGAATGATTAGATTCATCCAAATCTGTTTTAATATTATTAGCAGACCAACCTGTAGTACCTTCATAACCTAATGTTTTAAAAGTTTTAACAACTGATCCATCTATATTCATAATTGCGGTTACGCTAGATGCAGCTGCTGGTTGACCATAAAATACATTGTAATCTGTATTTTTATAATGAACATATATATTACCTTTATTGAAAGTATAAAATTTATTATTTAAAGTAAAACCGTTTTCAGGGTAATAACTATAAAAGCTAGTCCAACCTTTTGATGTTTCATCAAATGCAACAGTATTACCAGTTTGTTTTAAATGAAGAATGTATTGATCTTTTACATTATCGTACATTCCAATTAAATTTGTATTTGTTTTGAGATTATCTTTGAAGTAATCTCTCATACCATAATTAGATATTTCAGTTAACCCGTCTCTTGTTAGCCTTAAAACAACCCCACGTTTTTCATCTGTAAAATATTTTCTATTACCTTTAACTGCAAAACTTTCAGGGTTTGTGCTTATTCCATATATACCTAAAAATGTTCTTACTTGACCTATAACTATATTCGATGCTGTACTTAATGGTTGCCCTTCGGCTGTAAATATAAAATCTTTATTTATACCAGCAGCATTACATTTGTCTTCTTGTAATATGAATAATTCTCTGTCTTCCGCATGTAATTTTTGAATTGAACCGTCTGTTATATCTACGGCTTTAGTAATGTTATCACCAATAGAAAATTGATTTAATTCATTAACACCAGTTTTAGCATTATATATACCAGAATATATCATTGCATTTTTTCTATTAACAACAGTATATTCATCATTAACTAAATACGCTCTAACTCCTTGATCCATAGTAGTCTCATTAAATCCACCTTTTATTCTGGATTCTTCTATATAAAATCTTTTTTGATTAGCATTATTTGTTTCTTCAAATTCAGCAGATTTTATAAATATAGAGTTAAAATAACCTATTTCTTTTACTTCTGGCATAATATTTATATTATTACATATTTTACGAGTTCTCTAACAATTATTAGGTTGGTCAACAAATTGTATTTTACCGCCGGCTATTATTGTATGGAAGCCATCGGACATTGGATTTGTTATAACAGCACCAGCATTAACAGGCGTTGTTAAAGCAGCATTTGAATATACTTCATCGTTTTCTTGTGGTGTTTGGCTTGTTGAATTATTTGATGAAGGTCTTTTAATATAAAAATCTTGTCTAGGTGAATTAGCATTTATAGTGCCACAAACACCCGTTTGTCCACCGCTGGCAAATAAATAATTACCCCAAAACCATCCACCTATTGTAACTTCGCAAAACTCATCATCTGTATTAGATTGCGTAATACCGCTATTATCATTAATTTCAGTAGTTATTTTATAAACTTTTCCAATTTCACTATCAGGAAAATTATGATTATTAGCACTAACTACCCCTGTATTACTATTAATAGAAAATTTATTTTTATGTGTATCTGTAGTTTCATTAGCTCCTGTTGGATCAAATGTAACTTGCTTTATACTATGCGTTATGTTTATAGTATTTTGTGTTGTATCTGAACTTCCATTTACCGCTGATGTTGGGCTAAAAATTACACCCGATGAATTAAAATGTGTATGAGTCGCGGTTGCAGGCAAGACTAGATCTGGCGCTGAGTTTGTTAAATTTACCGTAAAATCTTGTTCAACCGATTGATTAGCTGAATTAACAACTTTTACTCTTACTGTATATATGTGACCGGATGTGCCATGATAAAATTTATTATTAGTAACTTTAATTTTAAAATTATTTCCATCTTCAGAAATACCAAAATGGCTATCCCCAGTTGTTTGCAAAGGAGGCGAGGCGTTACCATCTTCCAATACGCTTATAATGGAATATGTTAAACCACTAGTAATTGCATTATCATTTTGATCTAGTGTTTTTAAATTAGGCCCAATTGCTTGACCATTTACACCTGCGTCTAACCCTTCAGCAAATGAAGTAGTGGTTGAGTCATCGTCAAATTTTATACTTGCTGGTTGAGCACTAGATCCGGCTAATATTTCAGTGTTTAATGTTGATATTAAACCACAAGTTACAGTTTCATAATATAAATCTAATGAGCTTTCAAATGGTTTTGTTTCCCATACTGAAAACCCGGTATTTCCACGGGCTCCTAATGGTGATTGGTTGTTTGCAGTAACAGGGCCAATTGTAACACCAAACCCATTTGGTAATTCTGCTAATAATGGATTTTTCTTATAATTATAAAAAGTTCGGTATGTATGGCCGCTTTCTTCTTGGGTACCGGTTGTACTAGAACCAATAATAAAAAACTCTAAACCATGATCTATAGCTTTACCAACACTTATTATATCTACAAGTGGAAAATCAGACATTATATCTGCTAAACCACTATTAACTTTTGGAAATAAACTTACATCAGTAGGAAATATAGAATTATCGTCTACAGATTCTTGCGTTGTATCTCTAGGCACTTTATTTATGTTATCTCCGTGTAAAACCAGCCACGTTCTTTTATCTTCATTATCAAAAAACACTGCGCTATGGGCAGACTGAGTTTGAGCGTCAGGTATTCCACTTTTAGCTTCTGGTGCATATATATTATGATACTCTTGTTCATTTTGTTTTACAACAACCTTATAAGAATACCACCCAGTTGGATTATTAAAACTATATAAAACAGAATTATTATCTCTATCAGATGATGGAATTTTTTTATTAAAACTTATTTCCATTACCTCACCAGCAAAATTTGAGTCTGTTTCGCTACTGCTTTTTGCTTTTACTTTTAATATAGAATTATTTACATCATCAGATAAAAATACTGGCGATTGTCTTCCGTATCTATCAATTAATACAATTCCAACTTGATATGTTCTTCTCGTTTTAATACTATGATAAGGATATTGTTTATCAAATAAAAATTCACTATCATTTTTAATACCTACTCCTAAATGATAATCAAAAGAATAATTCTCATCACTATTATATGGTTTATTATTTGGATTTTCTTGATAATTACCATAAACAATTCTATTACCAATTAATTCTTGGGCTTTTGCTTTTACAGGAACATTGTCATAAACTCTGGTTAATTGTCTTTCTGGTAATGTTTTATAAGGTAAAGACCCTTTATAAGTATATTCATATATTTTATCCGTTCCAACGCTACTATCTGTTATATCTAATTGTGCTAAGCTTTTTATATCAGGTCTATTAGATTCTTTTATTAATATTTCAATTTTATTAATTTCAAAATCTTTAGTAGGCTCGTCAGAAGGAAATTCAATTTGTAAGTTTACATGCGCAGCGTCATTAATAAAGCTAGCCAATTCTGTACTTTCTGCCGCCTCTTTTCGTTGAGTAGCTGTTAAGCCAATACCATCATTTGTAGGTAATGATGAATTAGCGGTTTTTGTTGAGCCATTGCTAGCATAGGCCACGTTATATGTTTGAGGTATAAAACAATGTTGTGTAAATGGTGATATTAATGAATACTCGCCATCTTTAAATTTAAATCTATATGCAAACCTAACAAACTTATCTCTTAATTTATCATTTTGATTTAAAAAAGTTAATACTGTATTTTGAGTTATATTTGTAATATTTGTATCAGAAGTAATCGTTAACCCATCAGCACTTACTGCATCTACTTTACCTAAAAATGTGGAGCCGCTATATATTTCTTGACCAACATGAATATTATGCTCTGGATCACCATCTACAGCAGTAGAGCTTATTACTACAGTTTTTGTTGCAGTAGTTATTGCAGTTCCTAGTTTAGCTTGAACTTTTAATCTTTGCATACCAGAATGGTTTGTGCCTGCAACTTGCCTTAAAACTTTAGGTGCTGTATACGGATAATATTTTGCAACTGATATTTTATCTTCATTATCATAATAATTATTATCTTCTTTAGCAGTTACAGTATTTATTTTTCTTGGTTGATTTTTATTATCAGTCCAAAACAATAAATCATCAATTATATTTATACCTGTTATTAAAAAATCAGAGCTAAATTTTAAAAAATTACTTTTATTATTTATTAATGGTATAGGCGCGGTAGTTCCTTCTTCATAATAATATATATTATCTTTATGACCTGTATTACCTTTTACAAAATAATATATTCTATAAATTCCATTTTTTGCTTCACTATCAGCTAAATAACCAATAACAGTACCAACATCTTCTGTAATTAATAAATCTTCTTCTCTTAATGTTAAAACAACACTTGTTGAACCGCCAATTGCAGGGGTACCCACATCTTTACTTATTGTTATTGTATCTCCAACTTTATATCCAGATGACGTTCCGCTAAATGTAACTTTAGTTACAGTACCTCCATCTATTATAATATTAACATTTCCGCCAACGCCATTACCGTTTGTTGTAAATCCAGAAGTAACATTAGGCACACCGCTATATCCAGCACCAGCGGCATTAGTTCCGTCTGTTGTATTTGTAGTAATAATTCCTAAATCATTATTTCCGTTAGCGTCAATAGTTCTTACCCCAAGCTTAAAAGCGCCGGTTGTATAATTTAATTTATTACCTAAAATATTTTGCACAGTACCCACATCAGAACCTTCAGATTTACTTATATGGATATTCTGCGCATCAAAATATTCTCCGTTTTTTAACAAACGAGCGTCAAGGTCTTTATTCATTTTACCTTCTAAAAAGGTATTTTTAGCTTCTGGCATATGTACTATTTAATTTGTTTAGATTTACCTTTCATTACTTGGTTCATCTGCTCTATTTTTAAGTTTGATAATCTTAATTTAGCATTTCGCATTGCTGCTCTTCTTTCTTTTCTAAATCTATTAATTATAAACTCGGGCATGTTAGCTTTTGCTGACGCTATAGCGTGAGTTATATATTTATATATTGCATCTTCAGCAAATTTATGAACTTGCATTTCATCATCAGTGCCTAATCCGTCTGAAACATATTTTAAAGTAACCAATCTATTAACCATATCACTACTAAAATTAATAGTGCCCCCAGCTTCATCTATTATAAAATATCCATTTTCCTGTGAAGTTTCAGGATTTAAACCATATCTTGCACCTGTAAAAGCCATTCTATCTACTCCGTTATCGTATATACTATGATTTATTTTTGAATTTGGAACAGAACCTGAAATTTTAGTAGTATCAAAATCTTTAAATCTAGCATCTGTAACAGACGTTCCAACTAAAGCGTTGTCTTCTTGATCATATAAATAATTAAAATCATCATCCTGTAATAATGAATGAGAAGGTTTAGAACTAAATCTAGCTGGGTATATTAGTCTTTCTATACCAGATTCATCAACCCAAGAAATACAAGCGTAGTTAACATAGTCCTGTGGCATTGGCACAGATAAACTAGGCCCAATTTCTATTTCCTGAATTTTTTCAATCTTTAATATATCATAACTAAATTCTTGTATACCCCGTTTTGCATGAAACATTATATCGGTTTTCTTTGCGCTATCAATAATTTTACCATCACCAACATAAGCAACTAAATAGTTGTTTATAATATCTTTTAATTTTATATATCTATATTTACCTAAATTTTTATCTTTTAATTCAACAGTAACTACATCTTGCACATTTAAATCTGAAGCAAAAGTCAGTACGCCGTTAGCATAAGTAAATCCTGATGTTTGTTCTATACTATTAACGAATACTAAAAATTTATTAGCATCAGAAGGTATAGGGTCAAATGTTAAAGTAAACTGAGTTTTATTATTTGTTGTAGCAACAAATACTTGACTGGACTCGTAATATTGATATTGTGTTTCTTGTAGTAATGCCATTATCTAGTTATTTCAAGTTGTATTTTTTTATTTTCTTCGTTTCCTGCCATTTGTATTAAGGTAGGATCTTTTACAATTACACCTGCATGCGCAAGTATTTTTATAACTAAATTAACTTGTTCAGATTTATGTAGCTCAAAATCGTGAGCACTTGATGCTTGGTAGTTGTAAGCATTGTTATCTGTTCTTGTAAAGCCCCATTTAGGTTCTTGGGGGATTTTTACATAGTCTATTTGAGCAGATGTTAATGTAATTGGTAAAAATTTTATATTGGTATTTATTGTAGAACTAGAAGCCGTTTCTTGATTGCTGGTATTAGCAGATGACGACTCCAAATAATATACCGGATAGTCTAAACTAGGTTTAGTTAATTTTGAAGCATTTATATATGATAACTCAGATTTTTTAACTTCTTGCAGATTAATTGTTCTGCTTGCTGATGTTATATTTATAATTCTATATAAGTCAACAGGTAATGTAGATAAACCATTGCTTATGTTTAATGTAGCTTCTTTAGATAGTATATCTATCTTTTCTTTTATATTTCTTGGCAAATCCCCATACTCATCGTTTACAACAAAACTTTTTTTCCTGTTCATTGCTCTATTATAATCAAAAAATGATTTTTCAAGTAAGTCTAATTGTACTTGTGCACCTATTTTATTAAATTGATCAGGCGTTAAATATCCTCTACCTTCTTTATTCATTATTGAAAGTACGGTTCTATATACTGCATTTACTGATATTGCCATAATATTTTTTTATATAATGATTAAGCCGCTTATAGCGGCCTAACCACTATAAACGATTATTTCAATCTTTTTTCTATTGTTTGAAAAACTTCAACACCTTCATCTGTTTTAAACCAAGCAGCTAATGCTGAATATGGGTTTTCATCAAATGGAACTGTTATAAGTTTTCTTCCAGTAGAAGCCCAATTAAATGTTCTTTGATCCGATGATAAATTTATAATATTCATTTCAACAGCTTTTATACCGATGTTTCTAATATTTATGTTTTCATCATTAACTAATTCTAAGAACAAATTAGGGTTTCTTCTAGCAAATAGTAGTAAATCTCTTTTAAGCTCTTTAGACGTCATCGTAGATACCTTATTTCCTAACTCAGACCTTAATATAGCCTCAGCATGGTCAATTTCTATAGTTTGGGCAGCTGTTAAAGCTTCGATTTCTAATTCTATAACATCTAATTCATCTTCTGCAATTTGAACTGCATCAAATTCTTTATAAGCTACACCATTTTTTGGATGAACATCAAGAAATTTTTGTAACGTTTGTTTTTCTTTTGGTACAAAAAGTTTTCCATTTCTAAAAGAAATATGTGTTAATCTTTGAGAACCTTTCATTTCATCTTCAAATATTGTTTTTTGATTTTCACAATATTTAATTTCTCTTTCATAACCTTTTTCTTTATCAAAATATAAAATTCCTCTACTATTTAATATATAAGTAATAGGCGTATCATTAATGATTAATTCGTACAACCTATCTTTATATTCTACTTTTTTTTGTTTTTTTGGTGGAGTAACCATTGCTGGTTCTTCAGCAGCCACCGCTGCTTTCTGTTTTTTTGCCATGATATAATATAATAAAAATTTATAAAATAAAGGTCAGGGTGCCGAAGCACCCGTTCCTTTAATTAAGTATTAAGAGTCAAATCTGATAAAGTTGTTAGCAGCTTGTACCACTAAACATCTTTCTGATAAATAATGAATTTCCATTTTATCAACTCCAGAAGCAGTTGCACCACCTACTGAACCTGTAATCCATGTTTTCATTTTTCTATCATCAGCTTGAGAAGCTCTATATCTTACGTGTAAGAATGGTCTTCTTACGTTTTCAGCTAATTGTTGATCGTAAACTGAACTACTACCAGCTGGAAGTAAAACACCACTTAAACCTCCTACTAAACCTCTTGTAGATTTATCATTAAGATATTTCCAATCAGTTTTATAGAAATCATAAGAGCCTCTTCTAAATCCAGTAAATCCAAGATTAAGCGCCATATCTTCAGAATTTTGGAATACACCATAATGTACGCCACCTGTAGAGTGTGGGTTTAATCCTGCTAGTAAATCATCAATAACTAAATTAGCATCTCTATTTAAGAATAACATATTTTCTTCAATAGCACCTTGCTTATCTAGCTCTTTTAATAAATCATCAAATTCACTTAACACAGCACCTGCATTAAATTGATCTGTAGCTACAATACCTCTTGAGCCGATTGCTGAAAGTAAACCTTCAGAACCATCAGGGATATCTGAAACAGCAGTAGATGCTGATTTTTCAGCTTCAACCATTGTCATTTCCATGTACTCTTCGAATCTTACGTTTGTATCTCCAGAAGCTTTTAAATACCATAAATAACCACCTTGACCACTTTCGCCAGTTACTTCAACCCACCCAATTTGAGCAGTATCAGAACCATTAATTTCGAAATGATCTTTAATTATCATTGGTTTATTTGTAAAAGTTTTGAATGTAGGCTCAACTGATTCATCCATTGGGTTAGAACCTTTTTTAAATTCAGAACCATAAACAAAAAATCTAATATCTACAGCAGTATCACCACCAGCTAACGTTGCTAAGTCGTCAAAATGCTCTGCTCCATAAGGTCTTAATGTTAAGCTAAGGTTATCATTAGCAGATGCAGTACAGTATGCTTTACATACTTTAGTACCTGCTCCACCAACAATAGAAGCTACTACAGTAGCACCAACTCTTACAGAGTGAGCTATGCTGCTGCCTCCTTCATTGTCAATATCCTTAATATCTGTAACTTGACCATCCGTACAGTTAACTGTTCCTTTATACGCTAAATGTAGTCTTCCTTGTTCAGACCAAATAATTTGATCAGATTGCAGAGGCATTTCAGCTCCTGCCATTTTTAAGAATCCAGCTACGGTTCTATTGCCGTATCTTTCAACTTCTTTTTCATACAGTTCAGGTAAGTATTGCTTAGCCCATCCGTCATTTTGAATATCTAAATAACTACCAGGAGTAGTCATTTTAGTATAATTTGGCGTTGCTAAACTGGACGCACCTGGTCCTGCAAAAGTATTATCGTTTGCCATTTTAAATTAATTTTTTTTAGTTTAATAATTTTTTAGTTTTAATCTTGAATCTGAAAGATTATCGCCTGAAATAACTCTCACTTTCATTCCACCGGCATTAACAAAGCCATCAGCAGTTTTGCGAGGATCCATGTCAATATTTTTAGCGTCTGCCGTCATTTGTTTAATTGCATCCGCTTTACCTTGTTGATAAAAATGATTTGCTATTGAATCAGGATTAGAAGCAGTAAATAAAGCTTTATGAAAATCAGTAGAGTTGGTTAGGAGCGAGTCCTGATTAACAAATTTATCAAAGACACTTGATATATTCTGTGATTTTACTTTATTAACATCTTTTATATTAAACCTGTATTTCTTGTCTCCAACATTAAAATTAAAACCTTTAAATTCATTGTTAAAAACTTTACTAGTTTCTTTTGCAAAATGTGTAGTTTGCTTCTGTAATAATTCTTCAGCTTGTTTTTGCTCATTATTATAACGATTGAAAAAGTCTATTGCTTTTTGCTGTTCAGGTAGTAACTTAGAACCCAACTTGACTTCTTTGTAATACTGATCCTTCAATCCTGTCAAAAAGTCTTTAGCGCTTGCAATCGCTTCTTTACGAGCTAATTTTTTTCTTTTAACATCTCTTGATTCATCTATTTCTTCATCATAATCAAAGTTATCTTCCATTAAAAAAGATATTTCATCATAACTAAGATGTGGTTTTGTTTGCTTATAGTATTCTCTTAACAACGTATCTTCATCTACATTACTATAATCTGCATTTAATCTTGCATAATCTTCTATGCTTCCACCAGTTTCATTCATAAACTTTACTAAGTCTTGAATATTTTCTGGTAAATTTACAGGTTCTTGTGTTTTTTCTTCCTGTAATATTTCTTCTTGTTCCGGTGTGGGGTTGGTAGTTTCATCGCTTTCAGCCACTCCTGCCTCGTCAGTTGTATCTGTTTCATCGATTATTTCTTCTAATATTGGTTCTATTTCTTCTTCTTCGCGTACGTTTTGCAATTCCACTTCGGTTTTTTCCCCATCTTCTTCATTCTCGCTGCTTCCGCGTAACACGCCATCTTTTGCTTCTTGTTCTTGAACGGCATTGGTTTCTTCTTTAATTTTTGTTAAATCTACTTTATACATTCCAGATTCTTCATCAAAATTAGAATCTTTTTGTATTTCTTGTTCTTTTTCTTGCATAGACTTTTCTTCAGTCTCTACAACTTTAGCTTTAATTTTTTCTGCCATAATAAAATATTATATAATTATTTAAAAATTTATCTTGGATCAAATTGCTCTAATCCAAATCCACCTAAGTTATCCATACCTGCGGATTCAAAGTTTTTAGGTGGTTTACCTGTTTTTCTTTGTTCTATTAATTCACTTTGTTGAGAAGCTTGAATTTTTGTTCGTTTATCTTTACGATCTTCTTTAAACTTCTCTTTATTATTAATTACATTTGACTCAGCTTCTTTAAGCTGCATATTTAAATCAAATTCAAATTGCATTAATTCTTTTTTGATTGCGGCTTCTCTTTCTAATTTTTGTATATCAAATTGAGATTGTGCTTGTGCAATTTGTACTTTACTTTCTGCAACACCTTGTTGCTTTTGAATTTCTGCCGCAGCTGCTGCTTGTGATGATTGGGCATTAGCTTCAGATTGTGCTTGTATATTTTGCTGTTGCAATTGCTGATCAAGTTGTTGTTTTCTTTTTCTTCTTACTTTTAATAATTGATTAGCAAGTTTTAAATTTCTAACTTCTCTAACATCAATTGCATCTTCAAGGTTTATTTGTTGTTGTTGAATAGCCATTTGAATATTGTTTTCAAGAAGTTGTTTTTCTTCTGCATCAGGTGTTAACTCTAAAAATATTCCAAAATCATGTGTATGTAATTCTGTAATTTCATTTAAATTACCAACATTAAACTTACCTAAAGATTGCATAAATTGATTATTAGTATTAGAATATTCTAATACATCAGCTATTCTTAATGATACAGCTTCAGCTGTTTTTAAAGTTAAATATAAACCTCCTTGCAATATATGTCTTGTAGCTGTATTACTATTTGCTGCAGCCATTTTTTGTAAACCAACTAAAGCATTTTTATCTGGCGTACTACCGTCTCTTGCTTCATTTAATCCAGTTACATCTCTCATCATTTGTAAATAATAATTATAACTATTAATTAAACTAGCTATTTTATTATTACCTCCTGATGATTGTAGTTCTTGAATAGGCACTCTACCTGGATTTATATCACCGTCTTGCGTCATTGATCTACCAATAATACTACCAGTTTGAAAATACATATTCAACGCTTCTTGTGGATTGTAATTTGTACCATTACCTAAATCCACTTCAGCAAGGCCGTCCGCATCTAAATACACACCGTCTGGTACCAATCTTGAAAGAACTTGTTGTAGTTTTAAATGCGTTATTTGAATCATGTCAGCAAAAGAGGTCATTCTACTAACTAAAGATTCAGGCTTTCCTTTATATATTCTTGGAGCTACAATGTTATAGCTCATTTGTACTTTTGTAATATCAGACTTAGGCCTAGTCATATTAACACATTTTTTCCATTTTAATACTTGCCCATGACCTACAATTTTTGCTCCTTCATATAAAACTTCTATAGCCCTATTTACCTTTTTAAATCTAGGATCACTTGCCGGAGGAGGATTAAACCCATCATCTTTTTTTAATGCTTTTTCATAACCACTGCTGCCTTCTTTTATTTTATAAACTTGATTTTCAAAAGTTTTATATTCAAAAAATAAAACATAAACATAATTATTATCAGTTGCATCAACTGTTGAAAACTTATTACGTAGTTTTAAAGTTCCTGAACCATATCCTTCTATCTTTATTATATCTTCATCGGTTAATTCAGGGAATTGTTTTTTAAGTTCTGGTATTGTTAATCTTTTTATTTCACCTACATAATATATATCATCAAAATATGGAGATTCTGTATATGAATATATTATATCAGCTGGATCAACATAATCAATTTTTATTCCTTCAGCAGTATTAAAACTATTTTTAACGCAAGATATACCTAATACAGTTGTATCATAATCTAATCTTTTTTTAAGCAAATGATATTTATTTAAATCAAATACATTTGTTAAAGCTTGTTCTTGTGCAATTTCTATACTTTGTTTATAGTTTAACTGCATATGTAACTCTAATTCATCTTCAGATTCCGGTAAATTGTTTGGGTCATTATTAAATGTATTTAAACCGGTTTGAGCTTCTACATTTTGTTTAAACTCAAATAAACGCATGTCCTCTAAATAGCTTTTAACATAGTTTGTTCTTGCTTCTGAAGCAACACTATCAACTGAATATGCTTTTAAATTATAAGTTCTTTCTTGTATACCATTAACAACTATATCTACAAACTTAGGTATAATAGGTATTGGCTTCCAATCTAAATTTAAATATGATAAATCACCATTAATTGATAATTCATTTTTATATTTTTCTACACTTTGTTCACCTCTTGCATATAGCCTTAATCTATGAAATTGATCTCTATTTGCAAAGTAACGCGCGTCTGATCCGTCTTTTCTAAACCATTCTGATTCTATAGCGTTGGCAACTTCTAAACCATATTGTTCACTAGCTTTCTCAACGTCGCTTACAGCTTGACTTGGAAAAATGCCTTTTTTTATTACTTTAGCCATTTATCGTATTATTTTTGAAATATTTCCTTTATTGTTATATTTAGCAAAACTAAAATTAACTTTATCTTTTAATTCAATAGTTGATCGCGGTGTGTATCTATTTTTATTACAAGCCATAATAGCTAAGCCAGAACTTATTGCCGCGTCAAATTTTGTTCTTTTATTTATATCAAATTTAGCCCAATCACCTAATGTTATATTAAAATACATATCTCCATAGTTACCATCTTCTTTTTCGCCAACATAAGTATTAATGTAACTTTCAATTGCAGCTGCATGCGCTTGCCTTATATCTTCACTTGAGTTTGGTATACCACCTATTTCTTTTTCTGCTACAGATAGCCTATTCCAAACTTTATCAGGCCTATTCATTGAATAACCTCTATAGCCTCTTCTTTTTAAATAATATAATAACCGAGGTTTATTATTTTCTGCAAGCAATGGCATACCGTAAAATACTAACGCCATTAAAACATCTTCAAAAAATATTTCGGCTGTTTGTGGTCTTGCAATATATTCTAAAAAAAATCTGTTTGGTGGAGCATTTTCCATGCTAAACTTTGTAAGGCCGTGCAAAGATCCTTTAGATCCTTTACCATCTGTTGTGCCGGATATATCATAACTATCACAACCAAAAGCTCCAACATGCTCATTACCGGGATATTTAATTCCATTTTTAATAACTACTTTATTTTGTAAATTTCTATCAGGCACCCAACTTATATTAAATCTACCTTCTAAATTAGGTATAAATTCTACTTTTGTATCTTTGATCCCTGCTTGCCACGAAAAATTTCCACGAGTCGTAACACTAGAATGTCTAGCTTCTTCATTGTAGTCAATCTGTTCGTAAATCTTAGCAAGATTAAATATGCTATTGCGAGTTTCATCTCTGAAAGCATGTTCTTCAGTTCTCGGAAATTGTCTGTAAAATTCATTTAATGCGTCTTGATCTCCTTTTAAACCTTCAACTTCATTTTCCCAGTGTTCAATAACTCCGACGTCAATAAGCTCTTTGTAATTGTCCTCGATTGGTTTTGAGGGTGTATTGAATACAGGTAATCCATAAGAATCAATGAATCCCTCGTAGTTCCATTCCATAGGTATGAACAAACTATATAATCCCGAGCGAGTCTGTCCATTGCGGTTTCTTTTTGTAACATCTGAGTCATTATATAGTTTTTTAAAGTTTCCTCCACCTTTATCTAATGAATTACTTGTTGAGCCCATCATGCACTTACCTATAACTCTAGATCCCAGTCTTAATGTAGTTTTAGTTACACGCCAGTTATTTAATATATTTTCTGGTCTTTCCCATTTACCTGCTTCATCATGTACTAGCAACGCTAATTTTTCACCATCATAACTATTATCACCTGTATTTTTCCAGTCAATAGTTGTATCTAATCCTTGAAGCTCTTGGGTTTTTTGGTTTGTAATTATTTTTTTTCTTGTAAATTTACTTGCGGGAACTCTATATGCCAATTCTGTTTTTGGTCTATCCATTCCATCTTGTATTGGTTTAAAAAAGAACGGGTAGTTAACGGATATTGGTACAACTTTGTCAGTAAACATTTTTTTTGCGTCAGCACCTGATTTTGATAATATTCCAAACCTAGCGTCTGAAGAGATGGTAGCTTGGTTAACAGTCTCTGCTGATGCCATGAATGAAAAGCCACTCCGTCTATTTTTAAGGTAGCACATTCCATAACATCTTGTATCTGCTTTGCAAGCTTCCCAGAATATAAAGAATAGTCTGTTTGCTTCTCTAAACTCTGGTTTCCCAACATCAATCTTGGTCCACTGCAAGTACATATAATGAGTGCCAGTAATATAAGTAGGATTATCTTTATTATAAAACCAATAGCCTTCATCGCGTTTGGTGAATTCTTTATCAATATAACCATGCCACTTATTTTGAAATTCAACTGGTAAATCTTTCCAATCAAATATACTTTTTAATTTTTGCAGCTCTTTTGGGTATTGCTGCACTTCCCATTTATTATTACCTTTAAAAACATTTGCAGCCTTTGGTAAAGCTATCCGTAAATTTTGGATTTCATATACTTCACCAATTTGACCATTTTTTGATATAACGATAACATCATGCTCTTTATTGTATCCATATTTCCATTTTTTTGCTTTATTAAGACGTTTTATAGTATTTATTTTTATAGGCTCTATAACCTTATATAAAGTTTGTTGATACATTACTTAGATCTTTTTTCTGCAAAACCTTTAAAAGTATTTTCTTTTTTATCAACAGTAGTTCCCTCTAATAACGCTTTTTCGGTCTCTATACGATTTAATATTTCAAAAGCATCAAATATAGCTAATTTTTTTGTTGCTGCCGCGTTTTTTAATCTATCTGCCGCAACATCTTCTTCTGAATCAACAATAGGTTCTTTTGCAACCTTTATTAACTCATCGACTGCCTTCTGCCCAGCTTGGATTATATTCTTCTTCGTTTCCTTGACGTTCATACTTAATAGATACTGAATTAGTTAATACTCTATATAATCTTTCACCGTCAACAATAAATTCATATTCACTGCTGGGTGTAAAACCAACTAAATCTTCTTTTTGTATATCTTTAAGTTTTTTATCAACATATTTTATAATACCTTTAAAAGGTATTTCTTTTTCATTAGAAAATATATCATTAGATACAATTGGTTTTATAAAACAATAGCCATCTGGCGCATGCCATTTATTATTCCTTTTATACAAATATATTTGATCTGGTTGAACAAAATACTCATTTTCTTTATAAAAACTTTTTGTATTTTTTTCTTTACCATATTGATCATACCATCTTCTAAAAACATTATGATGAACAATAACTTCATCATTAACTTTTATATTGGTATTATTTTCTCTAGGAATAGCTAAAACTATACCCGTACGACTAACATATTGATGGTGAAAAATTTCTGTATTTAAAAGTAATTCTTTACCATCAATATATTTTTTATTATCGTAACGTTCGTTTTTAGGTTTAACTATAAAGTTAAATATACTTTGCATTAATATTCTAAATTATATTCAACCGCTATAGCCATATTTTTATTAAAATCTTTCCAAGGTAATACTTCTTTATTTTTTTTAATATAAATAGAAAACTTATCATCTTTTTCAACAATATCACAAATTGTATGTCCGCCATATACTTCTTGGCCAACAGAGTAGTGCATTGCATCATTTTTATAGTCTTTACCTATACTAATTTTTCTTACCAACGACATGATCTTATCCTATTATTTCTGGCTCTACATCTTCAGGCATTTCTTTATAAGTTCCATCTTGAATATTAACAGATACTTTGCCGTATGTTTCTTCTAAAGCTTTTTGCATTTCCGCCATATCTGACTGCAAAGTTTGTGAAGCATGTAGTAACTGGTGTTTTTGCATTTCAATGCTACCTAATTGCGTAGAAGCGCTATTAAGTTTTCCAACTAATTCTTGTAGGTTTTTTAATTCTTCTTCGGTTATTTTGTTTTCTTTACTCATGGTTTAAATTATTAAATTATTAAATTATTAAATTATATTTATTATTATTATTATTCTCCTCCTTCTTCTGTTTCTGTTTCTGTTTCTGTTTCTGTTTCTGTTTCTATTTCTGTTTCTATTTCAGCAAATGGAGCAGAATAGGTTTTACTTATTGGTGTTTTTAAAAGATCTATTTGATTTTTTAAGTTTTCTTTCATTACAGCAACATCTAAGCCAGCTTCTAGCCAACCTATAACATCACTTTCTTTTAAATCTGCATATTCAATAAAATTATCTTTATCAAATTCAAGTGAAAACGTACCAATGCTAGAAGCAGCATGCTCGCCTTCTGTACCGGCATAGCCCCAGTGAACTGTATAAACTACGTCGGATTTTTCTTCATGACTAATGTGTGCGTCTAACGCATTAATAG